AAATGATTGTATCGTAGCGTATCTTCATAAGTTGTTGTGTGCTCTTTTTTCGTGCACTTTAAAAACCCTTTAAAATCAACACTTTAAGGGTTTTTTGTTTGTCTTGTATAAGAAAAAGGGGCAGACGAGGGGCACAATTTAAAATTTTATCTTGTCTAACTTGCTAGATATGTCTGATACCATTTTTTGGGTAACGTGAGAATAAATCTCTAGTGTGGTCTTTGAGTCGCTATGCCCTACTCTGTCCATGATAGCAGTCAAGGGGATACCTAATTCAGCAAGTAGGGATATATGAGAGTGTCTGAACATATGTGTAGTGATATTCTTATCTATGCCAATTTTCTGGCCATGTCTTTTCAATGCACCAATAACCCGGGCATTTGTTATTGGCTCTCCTAAAGTATTTATAAAAATAAAGTCTGTATCAAATCCATTTGTCGCGTTCTCTATTATCTGCTCTTTGATGATGTCTAACACTTTTTGAGGTGCTGTTATAACCCTATCAGACTTGATTGTCTTTGGTGTAGTTCTCTCTTTTTGTCTGAAATCGTATGTATGTTTGATGTGAATGGTCTTTTTAGAAAAATCTATATCCTCCTTATAATTTAAAGCAGCAAGCTCTCCATATCGCATGCCAGTAAGAAAAAGAACTTTAGCTATTCGGATATACTTTGTGATTCGATAATCACAAAGGGCCTCTTCTTTTAAATTTTGGATGAACAACTTAAACTCTTTCTGATCTAAGTATTTTGTATTTTTCTTTCTGAGATCTTCAGTTGTAATTACCTTTCTAGGCATTTCAACAAATAGCATTTCATTTGTATCAATATAATTCATTCTGACAGCGAATTTCATTATCTGATTAAGCTTGAACTTGATTTTAGAAACATAGTTATGAGACCTTCCATCTTGTAATAGCTGATCTATCACTTTTTGTAATAATCGTCTATCAATGTTTCTAACTAAATAGTCGCCCTCTATCTGCTTTAAAATCTCTTTTTTAACATTCTTTGAAGCGTAGACGGTTGAGTTTTTAACACCGTGTTTCCAATTTTCCTCAAATTCCTCATATAGTTTTTCAAAAGTTATATCAGAAACAAAATGTTGTTTTTCTCCTAATTTTTGATTTATTTTCTCTTGTAACAAGATGGCAGCTTGATTTCTTGCCTGGGGAGTTTTCTTCTCCATGGTTACTGAAACTTTTTTTAATTTCTCAGTATATGGATCTTTGTATCGCTCAAAAAATTTGTATTTCCCGTTGGGAAGTTCTTCCATCCACATTGATTTTACCTCACTTTTTTGATAAAATGGGTATAGTAAAGAGGGCTTTTTAATGCCTTTTACTATACTGAACACCTCACACTCTCCTTGGCCAAAATTTGAGTGTGGGGATTTTTTTATTTACGAATTATGAACGATAACGTCCAAGGCTCCCATGATCCGTTGAGCGTTTTCAACTGCTTCTTTGTACTCTTTCGAAGTGTTCTTTACTGGTTTTTTTATCAAGTCAATGAATATGACTGGTTTGGTGAAGTCGTTTGAGGTCACACGGACTGTCATGTTCAAAATTTTTGTAGTTGATTTTCGTTTAGATACGATACCGCCTGCGACAGCACCAATCGCTCCAAACATAGCGCCTGCAACCAAAGCTTGACCAACACCACCCGAAACAACAGTCTGATTATTTACAATCAATTCATAGGATACTAAATCCTCGAATGAATACCAATCAGTGTCATTCTTATCTTTCTTTACCAATGACGGTATTAACGATAACCCCATTGTACTAACCGCAAGTGTAGCTTTTACTGAGCCTTTAATTGCTCCACCAACTAGACCAGATGAGCCTTTTGCTTTTTGGGCACCGTGGATGCGATAAGTGCGATTGTACCTATCAATTTCAAGCGGTCCGACTTTGTCCGTTTTTCTACTTCGTGGAGCAGGAGATGGAGAAGCCGGTTTATCGACTGGCTGAGCTTGTTCGGTTGGTTCTTGGTTAGCAATAGAATAACCGCAATTTGAACAGAACTTGTAACCCTCTACTGGATTGCCACATTCAGGACAAAATTTCATATTTACCTCCAAAATAACTATTTAAAATACTTTATGCTCTTTTTTCTTACCCATAGCCGACGAGGTTATGGGTTTTTATTTTTCTCAATACCTTGCCACAATGCACCGGTTATCACATCTGCTTTTAGCATTACACATCAATATCATAACATTGTTGTAAGATATTGTTTCCTTGTTTGTATTTTGTAACGAGGTCAATGGCCACTCTTCGTTGCTGTTGATCGTCCAATAAATGTTCATTATAGCTCAATATCCGATAATGAACAAAATCAACTAATCGATTAAAAAGAGCGTTATCGCTGATTGTATTTGCTTGTTTAATTTGCTCGTACGAGTGCTTGTTTTTGAGGTGCCAGACCATGCGCTCATTATTGATGTAAAAGAGAGAGGCCATGGTGTTAGCTTCTATCTCTAGGGGATTGTTCTGATAGTTGTTAGCGCAAGCGAGGGCGACCTCATCAGAACGGCCCGTGCTAAAATGGGCTGCGATGTGGGCTAATTCATGCAAAATGGTAAAGATAACCCGTCTTTTGATATGTGTTTGATTGATATAAACAAGGTACTTTTCTTTTTCTTTGCTATAAATGGTAAAGCCGTCATTGTGTTTACAGATGATATCATCCAAGTAAGTGACATCTGGATTATTGACAAGTCCTCGATATTTAATGTACTCAGAACCAAGTAGACCGGCTGAAGGGAGCATAGGAAACGGGTCCTTTTCAAAGAAGATAAAATGAAGGTTGTAAGTCTGTTCAAAGTAACGGATAATGTGCTGAAAAGTAACTTGTTCAAGTGGAATATTATTCTGTCGAGACACTGCTTCGATCACCGGGACGGAGTAATCCCAGTGTCGGATGTACTGTCTACGTGAAATAATTTCTCTAGCCATAATTACCTCCACTTACTGTCATCGTCCATCAGGGTTTTAGCAGTTACCATCAAGCTTTCAATCGCCTTGTTAAAACGAGCCTTTTCTTCCTCGGTCATGTTCTGAGTCTGATTTCTGAACGCTGCGACTAATTCAGTCTCAGCTGGACCAAGATACTTATTTGTCTTGTCATCGCTCGCTATTGCTGGGTTATCTGTACGACCAAGCAGATAGTCGGTCGATACATGGAAGTAGTCTGCGATTTCTGAAATTCGTTCAGTGGACGGTTTTGAATTTTTTAGATTATAAATAGTATTTCTACTATAACCAAGTTTTTCTTCCAATAAATTTATTGAAAGGCCTTGCTTTTTGGCAAGTTCTTTTATTCTGTCAAATGTCTGAAACATTGATTTATCAACCTTTCTAAGAACATGACAAAAAATATTTAATATTTCTCATTAAAACACTTGACAAAGTTAATGTGAAGTATTAAAATAGTTTTTGTAAGTTAGTGAGTTAGTAAAAAACGAAGTAAAAACTTATCTAAAAATAATAGCTTTGGCGAGCGAGATAATTGATAGATATTGTTTTATCAAAGTTTTTAATTATGCTTTCATTTTAATACTATACATTAATTTTGTCAAGTAATTTATAAAATAATTTACTAACTCATTTTCTTACTTTTAGAGAAAGGAGGGAGACGAATGTCGAAAAATAAAGCTCCTCTAATATCTTTAGAGAATCTAAAAAACGATATTCAAAGTTTTGTTGAGAGGGTTGCTGATGAAGCTATTCAACAATCTGAGACATACTCGCAAGCAATTTTGCTAGTTTCGAAAAACACTAGTTTTTCAGAGCATGGCTTAGCGATGACAAAAGCTATCCAAGCCGAAATCACGAAGCGCGCCTTGAATAGTCATGTGTAAAAATTATATAGCTTCGACTTTAACAATTGAAGTAGAGAGCGAGAAGAGAAAGAGAAAAGAAAGGAGAAAGAAATATGCCAAACATGGATGGTGGACGTCAAAAAATCAGAGATTATCTGAAAGAACACAATTTGACGATGGCGACGCTAGCAGTACAGTATAGCATGACTCGTCAGGATGTAACAAATATCCTGAATGGTAAATTAAAAAATCCACAAGCGAATCAGTTCATTGCTCGTGTGATTGAAGATTTTAAAATTCGGTAACGCAAAAAGCACCTAACAGAAGTCAGGCGCTAATCAAAATAACTAACTGAATTATAACACGAAAGGAACAAAAATGGAAGCAGTTGAAATTGTAAGAATTAAAGATGTGATCATTGAGAAAGTTTCGGCCAATGATGAAGAATTGGAACATATCTTTGGATGCTCAAAAAGACAAGCAGGAGACATGAGACGAGAGATGAAGAAATTGCCTAGCCAACAGAAACATCTCAGAAATGATGGACAACTTGTAACTATTAAAGGTTTTGACGAATATCTGCAATATCGTGGGACTCAAGTTTGGGAAAAAGAAATGGTGAAAAGCAAGAAAATGAGGTCAGTCGGATGAACCTACTAGCAAGAATTAAAAACTACTTTTCGGAAGAAGTAGAAGATAACCCTGACTTGAAAGAGGTCCAAGAAATAAATCTTGACTGGAAAGAGGTCGCTCTGGATCTCAATCAATCACTGATTGAAACACAAGAAAAACTTCAAGAAGCAAATCAAGAAATCGCAGATTTGGAGAAATTCGTAGCAATCTACAAAGAAAAGGAAAACTCAAAATGATGGAATACATTTACCTAGTAACAATTATAGGGATCGTCCTGTGGTCGCTAGTAAATACGCTGGATGACCACGCTGAAATGAAAAAACAAGAGCGTCAGCGAATAGCGAGTAATGTCGCACGGATGAACCTGAGAAATTCAGACAAGCAATTTACATATAATGTAGAACCGCCTGTGGGACTCGCAAAAGGTGTAGAAGAAGGAGTTTAAAATGGTCCGAAATAAATTGACAGATTTAACCAATACTCTTTTTGCTCAGTTGGAAGCATTGGACGACAGGGATCTTACTGCTGATGAATTAAAGACCGAGCTTCAACGGTCAAAACAGATGGTCGCAATCTCGAGTCAAATCTTACAAGCCGGCCAATTGGCGCTAGATGCCGAGAAGTTCAAAGACAAGGTAGGTGAAGTTAATGCCCCGATCGCTTTGCTGGAAGGATGAGTACACGGAGTACATGCACGAGATATGCCCTGGCCGACTAACTCCTGAAGTAACCAGGTTACTAAATGAGAAATTTGGTACGACCTATACCAAGACTCAAATAGGAGAAGTACGCAAACGTTTAGGGTTACCAGTTGGAAAAGTATATCAAGGTAGATTGTTGACCAAGGAGCAACACGACTACCTTATATCGATCCAAAAAAATAAGATTTCTCGTGATGTCGCAAATGAAATGAACCGAAAATTCGGATTATCACTGACTGAGAAACAGATTAAGAGTTATCGGAGAAATAATAACCTACATAGTGGGTTGACAGGGAGGTTTGAGAAAGGTCAGACTCCTCACAATAAGGGGAAGAAGTATCCCAATATGCCAAAAAACAGTGGACAGTTCAAAAAGGGTAATAGACCTCCGAATTATGTTCCTGTCGGTACTATCAACTACACAACAGATGGGTACCCAAAAGAGAAAATTGGAGAACCTAATCAATGGGTTTTGAAGCATCGCAAGGTCTGGGAGGAACAACATGGCCAGATACCAAAAGGGCATTCAATCGTTTTCCTGGACGGTGATAAAACAAACTATGATATTTCAAACCTGGCATGTTTATCTAAAAACGAAATTGCTAGAATGAATCAAAATCATCTATTTACGTCCAACGCTGATTTGACTAAATCTGGTATTGGGCTAACAAAACTTACAAACAAAATTAGAGAGGTAGAAAAAAATGGCTAGTTTATACGAACTAACAGGGATTTTTAAACAAATCAATGATATGGAAGGGCTGGACGAAGAAACAAAAGCTGATACCCTGGATTCGATTGATTGGACTGATCAGTTCGAGGAGAAAGTCGAAAATACGGTCAAGGTTATCAAAAATAAAGAAGCTGATAAGAAACAGCTCAAAGAAGAGATTGATCGTCTGACTGCACGATGCAAGTCAATCGATAATGACATCACACGGCTTAAAACTGGCTTACAAGGAGCTTTTGAAATCACCGGACATGACAAGGTTAAGGGGCTACTTTTTACTGTTTATCTGGCAAAAAATCAACCATCCGTGGTTGTTGACGAAGAGTTATTACCAAAGAAATATTTTGTAATTACTAAAAAACCTGATAAAAACGCAATTAAGGAAGTATTGAACGCTGGTAAGAAGGTCAAAGGTGCTACCTTGCAAGAAAGTAGAAGTTTGAGGATTAAGTAATGGAATTGATGAACAAAACACGAGTAACGGATTCGCTAGCAGTTGTTATTGGACCAGAATCAATTGAAGTGCTTGTTACAGAAGGATTTCTATTCGATGTTGCGATTCGTTTTGTGAAAGTAGATGAAACAAATCTTGATCAAGGAAATGAAAAACCGGTATTTACTCCGGAGTACAAACTTGTCACAGTCGCTAAATACAAGGAAAAACCTATTTTTGAATCCGAGGAAGATATTCGAAGATTCGAAAAACAAGCAAAAGAAATTAAGGCGCTATTTGCCTTTGCAAAAGTTAACAAACAAAATTGGTTTAACACGGCCCTTTATCCAGGAGTGCTAACGGAGAAAGTTGGTGTCTGATGAAAATTTTAGCAATTGATCCTGGTAGCGCAAAGGCTGTAGATAGCACAAATGGCATAGTTTTACTCGATAACGCAAAATTAGTAGATCATTGGGTGGTACCCTCCGCAAAAATTCATGACATTCGTAAGTGGTTTGAAGAAGTGGGACGTTTCCTGCAAGCTGATGTAGTCGTCATTGAGAAATTTGAAGCTAGAGACAACGATAAATCAAAAGATAATTCGGTTCTTGAGACAATAGCTTTATTTCAAATTCTTTTTCCAAAATCCGTATTGCAACGAAACGCGGGGTATCAATCAGATGTTCCAAATGAGTTATTAAAAATTTTGGGATTATGGAAATTCGAGAAAAGTCACCACCAGGATGTCAGAGCGGCAGCAAGACTTGGATTATTTTGGGCAATGAGAAATGATATTGAAGAAGTAATTCAAGATATTGGAAAGGTGGTGAGTGAGTATAACAATAACGTTAAGAAAGTGGCAAGCTGAAGCAGTCAAAAGAAGTGACCACTTATCAAACGGAATCTTTCTAGAGGCTCTTGGAGGTAGGGGGAAAACGATCTGCGCTCTAGCGATCGCCAAACACAAAAAAGCTAAGAAAATCATCATCACAAACAACAGATTGGCAATCTTGAATGGTTGGATTGATGCAGTCAAGTTTATGAATTTTGATAAAGATGTTGAGATTATCATTCAAACGGATAGATATCTTCAAAATCAAGTCAAAAAGGGGCATAAATTAGATTGTGATGTGCTGATAGTAGACGAATGGCAGAACATGTCGTCTGACAAACAAGTGGCCTTATATCGCAAAATAAAGCGAAAATACACGATAGGTCTTTCAGCGACACCAATCCGGAAAAAAGGACAAAATTTCTATCCGCTTGAAAAAACGGTATTTGGTTGGGCAACCCCAAATAATAAATTTGACTGGCAAAAGACTCATGGGAAAATGGTCTATGATCCATTCAGCTACTCAAAAGAGAAGTGGGAAGATTTCAGGAATTATGAAAGTTATATCTCAAACTTGCCGAACTTCTTCCGCTGGGAAGACATTGAAAAGATTGAGAATGCCACTGAAAATAACGGTTTTGAAACCAAGTTCTATCCAGTCACAGTTAAAGCTGGAAACCCTGAGAAATTAGCTGAGTTTAGGCAGCTTAACCTGGTCACTGTTGGAGACAAGACGGCTATGGCCAAACAGTCCTTTGGTCGCAAGACCTTTGAACAGTACCTAAATCAAACTGGTGTGACCGTTGATTTTCCAAAGTTGAAACCAGTTAACGCTGATACCCCTCTCCTGCTAAAGCTAGACGGTTTGATTGAGAGAGCACCTCATGACATGCTGATTGTCAGCAAGTCTAAGCAGATTGTCAACGTCATTCGCGAGCGCCACCCTGAAATTGGAATCTGGACGGGCGATATCCAAGAAGGACTTGATAAGAAAATCGTGGTTGCTACCAGTCAAGTTCTTGGAGTGGGGGTTGATGGTCTGCAGCATAAATATCAAACGGTTGTCGTGCTGGATCCGGTGGATAAGTCTTCTGGTGAATATGATGACTATCGTCAATTGTTGTGGCGCGTGACTGGTTCACGGCAGCAGCATGATGTGAATATTATCGAATTTTATTATAAAGAAAGTAAAAAAAGAGGAAAACAAAATGAACAAAAAAACTGAAATGATTGTATTTCGTAGCCGTAAAGAAGGTGCTTACCTTGAATCATACAAGGACAGAGGTTCTTTGGCATTTAAAGCTGACTATTGTTGCTTGGAACATTGCTTGAAGATTCCTCGTAAAAAATACGAAGAAAACAAAAAGACCTACAAGGCTCTTGCGGCAGCTTTTGACTGTGAAATCGTCGCAGTTGAAGCAGAATACAAATTGACCTATCCGAATGGCTCAGAAGTTGAACCTATCAAGCGTGACCGTTCATCAATTGAAGACATGATTAAGGATATTATTGGAGGGCTTCTCTAATGGCATTTACACTTCCAGCAAATAAACCACAAGTGCCAAAAGACACACCAAGAAATTTCTTTTTCTATGGTGCAACTATGAGTGGGAAATCTTACCTAGCTAACGAATTTCCAAACCCAATCATTTTGAACACAGACGGAAACGCTAGTGCAAATAGTGTTCCAGCGATTCAACTTGTTAACGAAAAAGGCAAGGACGGTCATATCATAAAATCAGTGATTGAGCAGCTTAGTGAAATCTTACTGGCTCTTCAAACACAGAAACATACTTATGAAACAGTAGTAGTTGATGTTATTGACGATGTTATTGACATGATCAAAATTGCTGTATGTGGTGAATTTGATGTTAAGTCACTATCAGAAATCGGCTACGGTAAAGGTTATGATTATTTCAACCAAGCTTTGACAGAATTGGTTATTGATCTTAAAGCTCTGCCAATGAATGTTATCTATATCAGCCGTGAAATCACTGAATACAATGACGACGGAAAAGCAGTTAAGACTTTACCAAGTTTACGTGAAAAATATGTCAACCTCATCAATGGAAACTCAGACTTGATGATTCGGACTGAAAAACTTGGGAACAACTACAACCGAGAGGTTATCCGAAAACGTAAAACTTACAAATCTGACCAGATTGACGATAAAGCAATTTTGAAGATTTTGCAGACAATTGACGGTGCTGTTACTATGACAGCTACCAAATCAACAAAGACCCCAAAAACAGAAGCACCTAAAGAAGTTGAAGTAGCTGCTGAAGATGATATTTTTTAAGAAATAGAGGAGAAAAAACATGAGTTTATATGATATTGCAAAACAATTAAAGGCTAATGGATATGATCCACGGAAAGACAAAGTTAATAATGGGAACCAACATCTTCCCGAGGGGGAGTATCAGGTTATTTTAACAAGTGTTGAGGCCCGTATTGCTGATAGCAAATGGGAATCTATCAATTACGCCTTCGAAGTCCGTGATCCAGAAAGTCCATTCAACGGTCGTACACAATTCATTGGCATGGGAACCCTTGTTGATTGGGTAAAAGACGGTAAGAAGATGGACTTGACAAATATGGTTGAAACAACGGTCAAATTTTTCCAAAAAACTCTTGAACTAGCAGACGACAAAATGCGTGGTGCAGACCTTGAAGACAATAAGTCTATGGAAGAGGCTTTGAAGCGTAAGGCTGTAGGTACGAAATTTATCTTGGTGATTGATGAATACACCAAGCGGGATAAATCGACTGGATACAACTATGACTTAGAAGAATACCAAGGTAACAAAGTTGACCAAATGGCTGACATTGATGATGATGACCTCCCTTTTTAAGAAATAACAAGTTCTGGGTCATTGATGAGACTGATGAGGAATTTGGTCCTTTCGCGACGATAGAAGAGGCTTATTCAGCTATGCTGACATATTTGAATATGACTGAAGTTGAATATCAATCGAACTATACAGCTCAAGAACTTGTTTACATTTACAAAGAGGAGAAAAAATCATGCCGTCGATGAAAGAATACGCGTTACAGTATCAAAAGTTAGGATTCTCAGTCATTCCAATCAATCCTAAAAACAAGATGCCTTTGATTGAATTTGCTGATAAGCCTGCCATGACTCCTGCTGAGATTGAAAACTTTTGGGACGGCTACCCTAGTGCAAACATTGCCCTAAAGACTACCAACTTCTTTGTCATCGATATTGATAAACACGGTAAGTCAAACGGTTTTGAGTCCTTGAAAAAATGGAAATATCTGGGATTGATTGAACCAACGTTGCAAGCCAAAACGGCCAGCGGCGGAAAACACCTTTTCTACTTCAAAAGGGATGACACCCCCATAACGCAGATGATTGGTTTTTTACCTGGTGTGGACATCAAGGCCCATGAAAACAATTATGTTTTGGTTGCTCCATCAGCAACAGAAAAAGGGCAGTATGAGTGGGATCTGGAAAAATCCAAGGAAGGTGGTACGATGGTTACTCCTTCCAAAGAATTAATACATGCTATTAAAAAACAGTATGGCGAAACTCACGGCTATAAGTATGATGGTAAGGACGGTCTTAGGGACTTAGCTAGACGTTCGCATACTAGAGACCGAACACAGACTACAGCTCTCTTTGAAACAATTGCCCTTGGTTTTGGTGATGAGGGTGGACGAAATGACAAACTAGCAAAATTCGTAGGTGGTCTCTTATATCGTGCGGTCGACGATGGTGTAGTTGTTCAGCTTGCAAGATTAGCAAATGCAAATAGTCCAAACCCTTTGCCTGAAAAGGAAGTGATGCGTACTGTTGAAAGTATGATTAAAAAAGATAGGAGGTGAGAGAAATCGGTGATGTAGTAAGTATAAATTCACAAGATAAAATGATTACAAATGCAAAAGGTGACATCAAAGCAAATAGCCCGATGAATGTACTTGTGGCGTTTAAAGCTGATGATCAACTAAGTATTTATTTAAAACACAATGATTTCTCTCAGGAACATGAACTCCTTAAAGATATCAAGATTGGCAACACTCTTTTTAAAAAAGGTGAGCTCCCTTCTAACTTTGATTCAGTCGTAAAAGTTTACTTTGAAAGTGTATTAGGTGTTGCTTTCTCAAACCAAGCGATGCTTGATGGCATGGAGACTTTCTTTTCAGAAAGATCATACAATCCAGTTATTGAGTATATGGAGAGAGCAGCTGAAAAGTGGGATGGCAGAAACCGGATTGACCGCATGCTTCAAGTATATCTTGGCGCTGAAGATAACCCCTTAATTTCTAAAATCGCTCAAATGTGGCTAGTTGGTGCAGTTGCCAAGGTTTATGATCCCTACGTTAAATTTGACTATGTTCTGGACTTGGTCGGTGGCCAAGGAGTCGGGAAAACGTCCCTCCTTCAAAAATTGGGTGGCGAATGGTATACGGATGCCGTAACAGATTTCTCTAATAAAGATAATTACGACATTATGTTAAAGAGTCTAATCGTCAACGATGATGAAATGGTGGCCAGTAATCGGATGAGCTTTGCAGAAACTAAGGCTTTTATTTCTAAAACTAGCCTACGTTATCGTAAACCATACATGAAACGAACAGAAGAATTTGCCAAGAACTTCATCTTAGCCAGGACTACTAATCAAAAAGAATACCTCAAGGACAAAACCGGTGAACGTCGATTTCTCCCGATTATGGCAGATAGCAAGCAACAAAAGAAACATCCAATGGAAATCGAGCCTGATACAATCGAACAAATTTGGGGCGAAGCCGTTACAATCTATCGTGCTGGTGCTGATTTGATGTTTGATGAAAATACAGAGGATGAACTGAATATCTACCGTGAACAGTTCATGTATCGTGATGAAGTTGAATTACAAGTGCTTGAATATCTTGATATGCCCGTCCCTGAAAATTGGCAAAACTGGTCTATTCAGCAACAACATCAATACACAAGTAAATATTTCGATAATAGTAGCGACTTTGATCCTGGAAGCAAAAAACTAGATAAGGTCTCGACTCGTGAAATGATGTACAACTTATTTATGAGGAATTCGAATGATAGAAAACTTTCGACAAAGATAAACATGATCATGGATAATCATCCTGATTGGAAAAAAAGTGTTTTTCGGGCAGGCGGTAAAAGTACAAAAGGGTTCGTAAGAGTGAAAGATTCGGAAAAATCTAATCGGTAGCAATTAAAAAATTATCGGTAGTCATCGGTAGCAGTTGAGGGGTAGATCGGTAGCATTCTACCGATAAAACGAGACATCGGTAGCACATCGGTAGCAGTCTAACCCCTTGATATTACTGACTTTTATTTAATATTTATATATAATGCTACCTATCTACCTATATTTTTAAAAAAAGTATATAAAATAATAGTAATAATAGAGAAAGCCTATAAAATAGGGATTATTTAAAAATACTTTTTACTTTTTAGAATTTATCGGTAGCACGGTAGCAGTCGAGGAAAAGAGGTAAAAATGTCATATACAGTAACACTATATTTTGACAACATGGTAGACGAAACTCACTTTTTTAAGAAAAAGGGTGATGCTGCCAAATGCAAGGCGCAGTTAGAAAGCAAGTATCGAGGGAATCGAATGTATAAAGTTAAGCAGGAGAAATTGAAAGAATGAATAAACAGGAACTGATTAAACGTATCGAGGATTTGCCTTATACAGAGGGGCCTATCGCAGATACAATCGAAATTAATAGAAATTGGATATTGAAATCAATTGAACAGCTAGCCGAATCCGAAACAGGTCACGCAGATGAAGCTCCACGCTACGTAAAGAATATACTAGCACGATTACGAGAATTGCCATTGCATGATAGAGAGGTTTGGTTAAAGGCTATCATGAGCGAATTTGAACAGGATTTTAGCCTTGCAAAATGGCGAGAGGGCTACGAGCAAGGTAAACTTGAGGGTATGGTTGAACGTGAAAAAGTCATAGTTCCGCAAATGGTGGCTGAATGGATCAAAAAGTGTAAAACGTTTAAGAGTTTTGCTGTAAGTCTATCTTTTGCATTGCAGCCCAGTGTATGGGAAGCAAATAGATTATCTGACGAGTGCATTGAATGGTTGGCGGATGCAGAAAACCAAGAAACCTTTGCTCGAGCATGGCTTGACGGTTACACAATCGAGGAGGAGAAAAAATACAAAATTACACTTCTAAACCGAAACGATGGGGACTTATATCTCGTCAACCAAAATGCTGACTTAGCAGATAAATACGGACATTTTTCTCCCGTAGTGCTCCTTTTTACAAAAGGGACTAATTTCTCAGAAAAGTGCTATAAACTCACGAAAAAGGAAGTAGTTTCGCATGATTTCGGCTGGGTATTCGATTGTCCAGGAATCAAGATTGAGGAGGTGGAACAATGACAAAGATAGTATTGAAAAATCCTTACTTTGAAGAAGAAATCAAGGTAAAAGAAAGTTGCAAGCGTATAGCTGATATGTTGGGATTCATGGAAAGAGGTAACATGGACTATCTTCAATTACAACAGACTGAGCCTACTGAAACTATCATCACGATAAATCCTAAACACTTTGCAAAGATTGAATTTTACGAGGAGGTGGAAGAATGAAAATCAAAAAAATTGTAGCAGTTATTTCAGTATTAAGTGCATTGTTATTATTAACTGCTTGCCGTGAAAGCGAAAAGGTTTCTTACAACGTCAGTCAAGAAGCAGATAACTTCAACATTGTCCGTCGCGTGGCAGTTATTAACACTCGAACAGATAAAGTTGAGTTTGAGGTCATTGGACGCATTTCTGTAGAGACGGAAGCAAACGAAGGCAAACGTCTTGAAATCTTAGTTGAGACTGCAAAGGGCGTTTACAAGAAACACATGGTAAATCTAACAAGTTGGAATATGTACGTCGTAGAAGATCTTGAAGGCGCTGAAGTAGATCAGTACAAATATGAGGTAAACTACATGCCTGAAAGTATTATCCCGTTTAAAGTAACGAAAAAAGACTAAATAAAAAAGCCAAGACACTCTCTGTCTCAGCTATAATTTCAACAATATTATTATATCATAAAGGAGATAGAGAGTGAAGGCTAAAGAGCTTTTAAGCGAATTGCAGAACCTTGACATGGATATCCAAAGTCGTATTGACGAAATCAACGAACTTGAGGCTGGCCTGCTCTCAAGTCCAAAGTGGGCCGAAGCTAAAGTAAAAGGTGGGCAGACAAGAAAGATTGATGATGTGTACGCTCAGTTGATAACCATGAAGGATGAAATCGAGAAGGACACTAATGTTGTTATCAATCGTAAAATGGAATTAGGGCGGATGATTAACAAGCTGACAAATCCTAAGCACAGAACAATCCTGAGAATGACTTATATCAATAAAGGTACAGCTGATAGTATTTGTTATGACTTGAAAATGAGCCGTACAACCTATTACAGATTAAAGAATGAGGCAATTTTAGCCCTAGAAGAAGTTATCTGATGTCATAAGTTCAAAATGGGACTATTTGGGACGGCGCGGTTCTAAAAATCTGTTAAAATGGTAGTATCAAGAATTAAGGGGTGAGCGTCAATATATCACCCATTAACTTACAAATGGTTGCGGAGCGACTAGACCTTGCATGATTGCGTAGCTAATTATATTCCGGATAAGTTATAAGCTAGAGGGTTTGATTCCCTCAGAGGTTTTAAAGACTACAAAAAATTAAAAAAGAAATGAAATAATTTCTAATTAACACGAAAGGTAGTAGTCGCCTTGCATTAAGTCACTCATCGAGTGGCTTTTTTTATTATTAAAAAGGTGGTGATGGAAAATTGAATGAAAGACAAAAACGATTTGCAGATGAGTACATCATCAACGCAAATGCAACAGATGCGGCGATCAAAGCTGGGTATAGTAAGAAGACCGCAAGGAGTCAAGGACAAAGATTGTTGACAAAAGTTGACATTTATGAATATATCAAAAAAAGAATGGATGAGATTCAGGATGAAAAAATCCTGAATCAAAAACAAATTCTTGTGATGTTGTCAGAGATTGCATCAGGTCAGGCAAAAGAGACAATTGTGGTCACGACAAAAATAGCTGAGTTGATGACTGATCCCGTGACTGGTAAGTCTGTAAAAGTCTACAATGAAATCCCTCAACTTGTCGAATATCCAACAAAGAACAGTGATAGGAACAAAGCTTTGGAGTTACTAGGGAAACGACATCAAATGTGGACTGATAAAGTAGACATCAATGCAACGGTTACCGAGACTAAGAAGTTTGACGATATCGTCAGTCAGTTGGGCGGTGATGGCCTTGACGAATAGTTTCCCTCTATCTCAAAAGTACATTGATTTTTGCAACAGCTTTAATAATGTTGATGCTGACTTTTTGGAAGGTACCACGGCCGCTGGAAAAACAACGGTTGGTGTTGGTGTTAAGTTTATGCGAGCAGTCAGTAGGAGCACAAAGAAGTTTCATATCATTGCAGCAAAGACAGTTGGTGTAGCCGAAAAGAACATCATTAATCAGGACAACGGAATTTTAGACATACACAAATCAGCCGTCTACTGTGGTAATGGTGATAAAGATTCGAAGATTCCTCACATCAAGTTTGAGGGGAAAATCATTTATGTATTGGGGTATGACAACAAGGAAAAATGGAAGCTGGTTCTTGGTGGACAGTATGGATGTGTCTATATTGATGAGGTCAACACGGCTGACATTGAGTTTGTTCGTGAGTTGTCCACACGTAATGATTATTTGATGGCAACGCTCAATCCGGATAATCCTGATTTACCAGTCTACAAAGAGTTCATCAACAAGGCAAGACCGTACAAAAAATACGCAGGCGATGTGCCGGAAGAAATTATGCGAGACCTATCAGAACCAGCTAACCCTAAATGGCGTTACTGGTTTTTTACGTTTAATGACAACCTGTCATTGACACCAGAAGCCATCCAGAAGAAAAAGGATGCGGCACCAGTTGGGACTAAGCTCTACAAAAATAAAATCCTTGGCCTACGTGGACGAGCAACAGGAATTGTCTTCGTTAATTTTGATAGCAAAAAACACGTATTGAGTAAGTCTTTTGTAAAGAATACGGTCACGTTCCAACGGTTCACAGCTGGACTAGATACAGCTTACTCAGCAAGTAGTCCGGATACAATTGCAATGATTTTCCAAGGGATATCAGATGACGGGAAGTTATATACGCTGGATGAGGAAGTCTATAACAACGCTGAGCTTGATGTACCGATTGCACCATCTGATACGGTGGTCAAGTTTATCAATTTCCTAGAGCGCAACCGTGGTGAATGGGGGCTGGCGCGTGATGTATTTGTTGATAGTGCGGACCAAGCAACAATTACAGAATTAAACAAATACAAGCGACAATACGGCTGTCTGTATATCTTTAACAATGCTTATAAGAAAACTAAGATTATTGACCGGATCAATTTCCAAATTGGTTGGTTAGCTCAAGGTTGCTACTATGTGTTAAGTCATTGTACGAATCATATCAAAGAGCTAAACACTTACTCATGGAAAGAAGGAAAAGATGAGCCGGAAGATGCAAACGATCATACAATCAATGCCAATCAGTATGCATGGTTGCCATACAGAAAAATAATCGGAAGAAAGGAAAACTAAAGTGGGAATAATGGACATGATCAGAAAGGGTATGAGAAGCTTTCTCAAACTGGAACAGGCACAGCCAAATGTCATCACAATTACAGAGGCAATGACGTTTGAAGATAATGCAGCAAAGAACCAAATTTGGTATCGCGGTGACTCATACGAACTGGACCAGCTCTACAAGCAATTACCACATAGCAACATCAACTTTTGGGGAGCGACAAGCACTCCTGGGCAAGAAATTAGAAAGATTCACACAGGAATACCTGGTCTCATCGTTGATAGGTTGGTAGATATCACGCTGCACGATATGAATGATTTGGATTTTGCCGAGGAAATGCAAGGGACTTTGTGGGAAGAGATTGCTGAAGATAGCAACTTCCACGATCAACTGCAGGAGGCAATTAAAGATAGTCTTGTGATGGGTGATGGTGCTTTTCGTATTTCATTTGATCCGGAACTTACAGCATTGCCTATTGTTGAATGGGTTGGTGGAGATAGAATTGAAATCATCTACAACCGTGGAAGATTGAAAGAAGTTATTTTCCGCACGCACTTCACAGAACACAGACGGAGCTATTTGCTCGAGGAAATCTACGGATATGGCTCATTAACTTATAAGCTCTACAGGGGCGAAACTGAGCTAGATATGAGCGCGACAGAGTACACTGCTAACCTTGTCGATGTGGAGTTCGATAAATCCGTTATCTTGTGCTTGCCGTTTAAGATTTACACGTCACCTAAAGTAAAAGGCCGTGGTCAATCTATCTATGATCGTAAGACAGACGCTTTTGATAGCTTGGATGAGTCTTGGAGTCAGTGGATGGATGCTCTTCGTTCTGGACGATCACGAGAGTATATTCCTGAGAACTTACTTCCTAGAGATCCTTACACAGGAGAAATTAGTAAGGGCAATCCTTTTGACCATCGTTTTATCAAGGTCGAGACGGCGATGGGGGAGGATGCCAAGAACACAATCACATTGCAACAAGCTAATATCCCGCACGAAAGTTATTTGAGTACATATGTGACTGCGCTTGATTTAGCTTTACAAGGCATTATTAGCCCATCAACACTCGGTATCGATGTCAAGAAGCTAGATAATGCTGAGGCACAACGCGAGAAAGAAAAGGCAACTCTCTATACTCGTAATGCTATTGTGACAGCTTTGCAAGATTACCTGCCAAAGTTAATTAGTATGGTTTTGAATGCTGATAGTGTGCTTAAGAAAGAACCACTACAGAAAGTCAAGGTCGATGTGCCGTTTGGTGAGTATGCTAACCCTAGTTTTGAATCACAAGTTGAGACAGTTTCTAAGGCCAAGACAGGCGGTATTATGTCGATTGAAGCGAGCGTTGAGGAATTATACGGTGACTCAAAAGACCAGAACTGGAAAGACCAGGAAGTGGCAAGAATCAAAGCGGAGCAAGGTGTGACAGAAGTCGACGTGCCATCATTGAATGAAGCTGCTAACGATTTTGAGATAGAGAAGGAGGCTGAAGATGCTGAAGACAGTGACGATAGGACAGAGGATCTATCACATGAGTCAGAAGGAAGCGCAGGGACTTCTACAGATAGCGAGCGATAATGTAGAGTTTGGTATCTATGCTGTTGAGAAGAACAACAAGTTGGATATGCTCAACCTCAAAATGCCTAGTAAAACGGTTTTGAAGCGACAATTGAGAAGTTTTAAGGCGCAAGGTTTTAAGGTGTACTGCAATGGCTTATGATGTATCTAAAGCATTTGAGCGAATCGAAAACGATCTGCTTGATTCTATGATTAGAAATCTCGGAAGGCATAAGGCAGAGGAAACTGCTGAAGGTTTTGAATGGGAACAATGGCAGGTCGCTCAATTGAAAGAGCTTGAACGATTTAAGCGAGCCAATGCCAAAAAATATAGCAAAGAGTTTGCCAATATCAATAGCAAGATTTCTACAGCTATCCAAGAAGCCTATAAGCAAGGCATGGATGATGAGGAAATGTCTATCCTGGAAGCTATCAAGAACGGTTTTGAATTTAACAGTGGAACAGATAATCTGGGGGCTTCATTTTTCGCTATCAATGAACGAAAGTTGAATGCGTTACTTAACTCGATCGAGCATGATATGAAGACGGCAGAGCATGCTGTATTGAGGTATACAGACGACCAGTACAGGCGCACAATATTTGATGCTCAGGTAGCAGCTAACACGGGTGCTAAGACATATGAGCAATCAGTGGATATGGCCACCAAAGATTTTCTAAGTCGGGGAATCACATGCATCCAATACAGTAACGGGGCCATGGTCAATATCGTATCGTACGCTGACATGGCCATTCGGACAGCAACCAAAAGAGCCTACCTAATGGGCGAGGGAGTCAAGCGCCAGGAGTGGGGGGTTCACACTGTTATCTTAAACAAGCGTTCGAATGCATGTCCTCTGTGCATGCCTTTTGAAGGTAAAGTATTGATTGATGATGTCTGGTCAGGAGGCAGTGCGGCTGATGGTCCATATCCATTGTTAAGTTCTGCAATGGCAGCTGGTTTGTATCACCCTAACTGCAAAGATAAGCATACAACTTATTTCCCTGGGATCAGTAGCGAGCCAGAGAAAATATTTACAAATCAGGAATTGGACGACATCAAGGAAAGACAGTTACTGGACAACAAAGTCCAGTATGCTAAGCGCCAGGAGAAACGTTTTAGCAGGTTGTCACAGTTCAGTCTCGATAAAGACAATGTTCAGAAGTACACATTGAGGGCGGAAGAATGGTCTAAACTTCAGTCTAATGCAGAAGAAAATCTGAAATACTTTGAAGCGGAAAAAGGATACAAATTATATCAAGAACTTTCTCTCGAAAGTGATAGTGATTACAAGAAATTCATCAATCGTCAGAGATTGCCTAGAGATACTAGTGGCGTAGCCTCGAAGAAGATTGCTGCAGAGACACGACACATGTATATCGATGCGACTCGAAAAAAATTCAAGGATGGTACAGAGCTTGGACAAGCCTTGTTTGCAAGATTAGCCGACCAGTCGGCGATTGCAACTATTGCAGAAACAGGAGTTGTAAGATATGAATCTGGAAAACTCTTCCTGAACATGTATAAGGACGTAGACGACCCTCGCGGCCCTGGTACTGGTTATTTCCATGAATTTGGTCATCAAATAGATGAGAAACTAGGTTGGGAATTCACAAAGGATAAAAAAATTCTGCAACTTCTACGTAAAGACTTTATCAATTTATCTGACGATACTATTTTCGAAGCAATCCACATCAACGATAAAGCCTCTTCGGCATCTGATATATTAGGAGCGTTGAGTGAAGGTAGAATACAAGGTAAGTATTCGCACTCGCTCGTTTACTGGGAGAAAAAAGGAAATATAGAGAGCGAGTTTTTTGCGCATGTCTTTGAGGCACAATTTGATAGTGAACGAAGAGAAATACTTGAAAAAACCTTTCCTGAGAGTTATAATTATGTTATAAATAAACTAAAGGAGAGGTAGTCATGCGGATTATCGAAAGCTATCAACGTGTAGCAGAAAAAGCAGATACATTCAGCGACATCTTTGGATATCGTTTAGTAGCCCCGATTTTTCCTGTAGCGGCTATCTATGGACCACAAGAAGAGAGTGATATCTTTGAAGCAAAATTAGACAAATGTATCAAAGATCAATACGATTATTTTGCAGATGAGTACGGCTATGATTCAGAAGAGAAAAGACGTAGACTGCAACGTGAGAAGTATGTATTTTACGATTGTTAATATCACAGAGCACCGATAAGGTGCTTTTTTTGTACTCAGAAAGGAGTAAAACATGTTTATTTGGAATTGGATTGCAATCGCTTTTGGGTGGTTGGTATTCTTGTTGTTAATCTTTATTATTCTGGCCGTGATCAGCGGAATAATTGAAGGTGTAAAGAAAGGATTGAAAAAATGAAATACAGAAAGAAACCAGTAGTAATTGAGGCGGTTCAGTTCGTAGATACGGAAGAATCAATTCTGAAATTGTCAGAGTTGGGATTAGATCCAGTTCGTGTAGATTATGCTGATTTGGATAATCCAGTTTTAAAGATAGAAACACTTGAAGGATTGATGATTGCAACAGAAGGTGATTACATTATCAAAGGCGTGCAAGGTGAATTTTATCCATGTAAGCCGGATATTTTTGCAGAAACATATGAAAAAACGGAGGAATGAAATGTTAGAGAAAGCAAAACAATTGGCATCACAAGAATTTTCGCGCTTATCAGATCGTGAAATCAAAGCAGAAGACTGCTTTGTAGTTTGGTTTAGCAAGACCCTGCAAAATTGGAAAGCTCTTGTTAGTACGAACACAATTACATCAAGCGAGCCTTGCGGAAATTATGCAGAAATCACACATAACGGAGACAAGAAAGAGACTTATGTGGATGTTTACACCAAGGTTTCAAATCGTGCCATTAAAGATTAGGAGGTGATCCAACATCTTGACTTGCAGGAATAGACTGCTATAAATCACTGTAAATTGCTATAAACCGCCTCGAATTCGACGCGGTTTTTCTTATACTCTAATTTTTGTCCGAAGACTAAAAACTACGTGGAGACACCAGTGACAATAACTGAAATAGGGAGACACCCTTAAAACTGAAAGGAGAACGCTATGTTCAAACGCAAACTATTTTTCCATAATGCAGATACAGGAACCGGATCTGCAGGTGGACAAGACACGTCAAGTCAAACTCAACCAGCTAGCACTCCTGAGATTGACTATGACAAAATCGCTAGCATTGTCGAAGGCAAGCAAAAGATTGCTGAAGACACCGTGCTAAAAAATTACTTTAAGCAGCAAGGATTGAGCGGTGAAGAAATGGCTCAAGCTATTACTGCTTTTAAGTCGCAGAAAGCTGATGCAACACCAGACGTCACATCGCTACAGCAACAGTTAACGCAGGCGCAAGCAAGTGCATTGCAAGCTAATTTAGAGCGAAATCTACAATTAGCAGCAATCGAGGAAGGATTGCCTGTTGGTGTACTACCTTATGTGATGAAATTGGCTGATACATCAACTCTCACACTTGAATCGAAACCAGAAGATTTCAAAGCTATTGTCGCAAAAGTGTTGGAAGACGTTCCTGCACTGAAGCCAAACAAAGAAGAGTCAACTGGGTTTCAACAAATCGGATCTACCGGTAAAACACAACAAACTAGCCAAACTGATGCCATTGCTGCAGCGTTTGGTCTTTAAAAAAAGGAGAATTAAATTATGACAGTTTATAACTACGCAGAACAATTCGAACAAGCTTTGCATCAAAAATATGCAAAAGAGCTTGCGTCTGTAGATTTGTTTAACTCAAATCCGCAAGTGAAATTTATCAACGCTCAAACAATCAAGCTGCCAAATATCACAGTGTCTGGTTACAAAGACCACAATCGTCAAACTATTGGTTTTAATTCTGGAACAATCTCAAACGAATGGGAACCAAAAAAGCTAGAACATGACCGCGACATCGAATTTGCAATCGATCCTATGGATGTTGATGAAACAAACCTTGTCGTCTCTATTGCCAATGTTCAAAACACTCTGGAAACTGAACAAGGTATTCCTGAAAAAGATTGCTACGTGTTCTCAAAACTCTACACAGAAGCAGGTAAGTATACTGCTAACGGTGCTACTATCGACACTACAACATTGACTGCAGAAAATATCTTGCAAAAATTTGATGATGCCATGGAAAAAATGGACGAAGCAGGCGTCCCATCTGAAGGTCGCATTTTGTACGTCACTCCAGCTGTCAACAAGCTCTTCAAACAGGCTAAAGACATCCAACGTGTGCTAGGAGTGAATGGTTCAAATGGTGACGTCAAACGCTCTATCTATAGCCTTGATGACGTTAAAATCAAACAAGTGCAATCAGCTCGCATGAAATCACAATACAACTTTACAAATGGTTGTGTCGCAACAGATGAAGCGAAACAAATGAACTTCATCTTAATCCACCCATCTTGTGAAGTTGCTCGTGAAAAATACTCTTACATCAAAGTATTTACACCAGGACATGACTCACGTACAGCTGACAACTACTTGCTCCAATCTCGCTTCTACATGGATGCGTTCTTGATTAAGAATAAAGCAGCGGGTATCTTTATCAACGCGGCAGCGTAAGAAAGGATGGTGTAGTATATGGCATTAAAAGCAATTAAGGGCGCTCGCGTCTATGATATCGATGAGTCAGCGATCAATGATTTTGTTGGTCGTGGCTTTGAAGTTTACGAAGATGGTGAACTTAAATATGGTGAATCTGTAGACAAGGTGTCAAAAGAGGAGCACGAAAAAGTTTTGGCTGAATTGAAAAATGCTAAGGATGAGATCAAGAAGCTCAAAGGAGCTAAGGAGTAACAGTCATGTATGCTAGTCCAGATTATTACAAAAAGACGTTTGTTGGTGTGATTTCTGCTGATCCAGAAGTTCTGGCTAGCAAACTTAAATCAGCTTCTGACAAGATTGATATACTTACGTTCAACCGAATCCGTGGCATTGGATTCGACAATCTGACACCATTTCAGCAGGAAGTTATCCAAAAGGCTTGTTGTCAGATTGTTGACTTTGAGGAGGTTAATGCTGATTTGATAGCTACTACAGTTTCAAACTACAGCATTAATGGTGTGTCAATGCAATTTGGATCAAATTGGAATATTGCTACAGAGCAAGGTATTGTTATTTATCGCAAAACCTATGAACTTTTGAAACAAACAGGATTGACGAGGAGGGTTATTTGATGAAATTTCCACAACTTGTCTTACCTCAATTTTGCCAGATACCAATCACAATCACAGTCAACCAAGAAGGAGTTTCTGAAGACGGCGAACCTTTGGAGGCGTTTAGAGAAAATCTAAAATGCAATTATCAGGACGGTGTCAAAACAGTCCTAACTGAGCAGAAGAAGCTGGTCCAAATTACTGGGTCAGCCTATTTTGTTGGTGATATTGCACCGGATTTGGCTACATTAAGCGGAGGGACTGCAATTGTATTTGGTATTGCCAGGAGGATTGCCGATAGTCGGAAAGCTAGAAATCCAGACGGGACTGTTAACTATACTTACATCGGATTGGAGTGATGCTATGTTTGCGAAGTCTACAGTAAAGCTATATTTTGGCACTATCCGCAAACTGGAAAGAGCTCAAATCATAGCACTGGAACAGACTGCTGAATACCTGCATACAGAAGTTGTGCAGGCGCAGGTAGTGCCTTTTGATAAAGGTGTGTTGCAAGGAGATGCAATGGCTCCAGACTACTCACGTTCATCCCAAGGAGTAGTAAGCCTGGTACATTCTACTCCTTACGCAAGACGATTGTACTTTCATCCTGAATATAAATTCCAGACGAAAGAAAATCCTCATGCAAAAGGAAAGTGGTTTGAGGACTGGGTCGATGGTGGCAAGAAGTCACACAAAATAAAACAAGCCTACGGGCAACTTTACAAACAAATCACGGGGGTTTAAGCATGATTACACTAGCTGAAGTCCGTGACTGGATTAAAACATTTAATGCAGCTAACAACTACTACATTGGCAAGCTCGATAATAAGCAAGAAAACAGTATAGGAATCTATCAACGAAAGACAATCGATGGTCCTCGGGTAGCAATCGGAGGCAGATCACTGGCAAGCTATGATGTCAAATCAATCAGCATTTTAATTCACTGGAACAAGAATGCGAATGAGACAGAGAAGCGTGCTCAGTACCTCTATAATCGTCTATTTGAGGCAGAATCGGTTGTTATTGGTGAAACACCTATTAAGATGATCGCTTTGTTACAGAACGAGCCTGTGGACGTAGGAACAGATGATAATAACGTGTATGAGCGTGTTATCGAACTTGATTTATATTACGAAAGAGAGGGCAACTAATGGCTCAGAAAACTGGGGTATTCCCCGTATATGAAAATCAGTTCCAAGTAAATAAAGGAACTGCAGGACTGGAATCACTTGTTAATATTGCAGATATGGAATCATTCTCAGTATCATTTGACAATGGTGTTGAAGAATGGAAACCATTTGATCAAGCAGGTTGGACACGTCGTTTGATGACTGCAAAGTCAGTTACAATTTCTGTTTCTGGTAAACGAAATGTAGGTGATGCAGGAAACGACTACATCGCAGGTCTTGCCTTCAAAAATGGTCGTGATTCTGAAGCGGACTTTCAATGGACTTTCCCAGATGGAACAAAAGTCAAATTTAAAGACGCGGTTATCAATCTTAAGGACTTTGCTTCAGGGGATTCAACTGGTGTTGCACCATTGTCATTTGACGTTATGTCAAATGGTAAACCGGAAGTGGTGCCAGCAGGTTAATTTAGAGGGTTTCGACCCTCTTTTTATTTTAAGGAGGAAATATGGTTGAAGCTGAAGAAACCAACGCAACAGCAATCGTCGCTTTTATTGATATCGATACAGGTATCGAATACAAGGCTGGAGATACCGTTGATTTAAGTGGTAAATCCAAGGAGCGAATCGAAGCTATGGCAACCAAAGAAAATCGAACTGGTCAAGTACTGATCAATATTTTATCTGAAGAAAAGGAATTTGAATAATGGCAAAAGTAATTGATATTACAGAAAAACTTAATTTTGAAGAAAATCCAAAATTGAAAATTAAAGATGCTGAAATTGAAGTCAATACAGATGCAACAACTGTACTGACTCTGATGCAGACTATTGGCGATGAAAAAGGCACTCCATCTGCCAAAAAAATGATGGAAATGTTTGAGCTAATCTTCCCTGAGAATAGTCGTAAAACACTTGATAAAATGCGTTTGAACTTTGCTGATTTAACTACAGTTATTGAAGCTGCGATGACATTGGTAATGGGTGAAGAAGAAATGGGAGAACAGTGAGCCATACTATGACCTATTTGAGGATTTCGATTTAATCGTCAGTTCTCTTAGGACACAGTATGGCTTATCTGTATACTCTAATGAATTTAAGAATATGAAGTGGAAAGAGTTCAAGGCTCTCTTAGCTGGTTTGTCCGGAGAAACACCGCTTGGTCGAATCGTCCAAATTCGAAGCGAAGATGACCCTAAAATGCTAGAAGTATTTTCAGAAGGTCAGCACCGTATTCGAAACGAATGGAGATTGAGACTTGCCAAGGAGAAAACTGAACAAGATCTGACTCAAGTTCTTGAAGAATTAAAACAAGCCTTTGTTGAGATGGCTAAGTAGGAGGTGATAGCTATTGGCACAGACAGTTGGTCAAATTGGTCTTGACCTTGTCGTCAACGACAAACAATTTAAAGGCCAGATGAGTGGCTTGCAAGGGATGGCAACGAAAGCTGCCAAGATGCTTGCAGGAGCATTTGCAATCAAGAAACTTGTTGATTTCGGAGCTCAAGCTATCAAGCTCGGCTCAGATCTCAACGAAGTACAAAACGTTGTTGACGTTGCTTTCCCACGCATGAGCAAGCAAGTCGATGACTTTGCAAAACAAGCTATGTATACCTCTGGGTTATCAGAGACCATGGCAAAACGATACACCGGTACATTCGGTGCGATGACGAAAGCTTTTGGTTTCAGCGAACAAAAAGCTTACGAGATGTCGACAGCTTTAACTAGTTTAGCGGGCGATGTGGCATCTTTTTATAATATTAGTCAAGATGAAGCCTACACAAAGCTGAAATCAGTCTTTACTGGTGAAACAGAGACGCTTAAAGATTTAGGTGTCGTTATGACTCAATCGGCACTTGATGCGTATGCAATGGCTAACGGCTTTGGAAAGACGACACAAGAAATGTCTGAGGCTGAAAAAGTTGCTTTGCGGTTTGCATTTGTAACAGACAAACTTTCGCTAGCTAGTGGTGACTTCGCTAGGACATCGGATAGCTGGGCCAATCAAGTCAGGATCATGAAGCTACAGTTCGAAAGCTTTATGGCAAGCGTCGGAGCTGGTTTGATCAACATTTTTACCCCTGTCATCAAAGTCATTAACTTTTTGCTCAGTAAATTGCTTACAGTAGGTAATGCTTTTAAAGCATTGACGGAGTTATTTACTGGCAAGAAGTCTATGAAAGGCTCTGGTATTCAAGAAACAGCTGATGCAGTTGGTAATTTAGGAGAGGCTTCTGATGGTGCAGCAGGAGGAGCGGGCAATTTAGGAAAAGCAGCCAAAGGAGCCGGAAAGGCTGCGGATGGAGCTGGTAAAGCAGCTAAGAAAGCTGCACAAGAAATGAAATCTCTCATGGGATTTGACCAAATCAATAAACTATCTGACTCATCCGATAGCGGAGACGGTGGTGGAGATTCTGGAGGCAGTCCTGGTGGCTCTGGCGGCGGAGGTGGTGGAACACCTAAAGGCGCTGAAGTTGACATGGGAAAAATTGCTGAAGGCGGTAATCAATTAGACGGTCTATTTGATGGATTATTTAAACGATTGCTTGAACTCGTCAAATTGTTCCAGGACGGTTTCAATGCTTCATTTAGATTTGATGGCATTGAACGACTTCAGAGTGCTTTAAAACGAATCGGCGAAGTACTTCAAGAGATTTTTACAGATCCAAAAGTTGTTGCTTCATTTCAAACTATGCTTGATAAGATAGCTTATGCTCTAGGGCAGTTTGCTGGCTCGATAGGGACAGTTGCTCTCGGGATAGGAGTCTTTATCGCAGAAAGTATAGCCAATGGATTAGAACGCCAAAAAGAGCGTATTATCCGCTCTCTAGTGGCTCAGTTTGAGAACACAGGTAATATGTTTGCATCGGCTGGGAATATCGCTCAGGCATTCGCAGACGGCTTTTATGATGTCATGACCTCTACTGGTGCAATTCGTATTGGTAGTTCAATCGCATCTTCTGTTCTAGCGATTCAGGCTAGCATTGTAGAGATTGGTTTCAAACTCGGCGGTGACCTTATGCAAGGCATCGAGCGAATAATTACTGATAATATGCCAGGGGTGGCAAGTATCATTTCAGAAACTCTATCCGACATTGCTCCAGTCTTTGAAAGTGCTGAACAAGCAATCAATGACATGTCTGATTCAATCAGCCGTGTGTATGACCAATACATTCGCCCGACAATTGAATCATCGACTAAAGCCATATCTAGCATTATTGGTGTGTTTGTGAACGGTTGGAATAATCATATACAGCCCGTTATCAAGAAAATCGGTCAAGGATTCTCAGATACGATTGGCAAGCACATTTCACCGCTGATCCAAAAGATTTTGGATATGGTTGCAAGTTTCCAAGAGATGTCGCAAGTCATCAATGCCTACGTGGCACCAATCATCAGCTTTATCGTAGAGCAATTGACAAGAGTTTTGGCTCCTGCAATTGAATACATAGGAGAAGTTTGGCGTGTTCTATCTAACACTATCTCTGATGTTTTAGGAGGCATAGCTGACTTCCTAAAGGGCGTGTTTGATATTATCACTGGTATTCTTACCAGTGATATGGGCAAGATTTTCGACGGTTTCACTGAAACGGGCGATGCCATCATGAACATCTTGTCTACAATCTTAACTGGATTGTTGGATTTAACAGTAGCAGTTCTGAAGTTCATTTGGGACACAATTGTGGCAATCTTCCAAGGAATTTGGGATGGCATTGTAGCTATCTTCACACCTCTTGGCTCATGGTTCGCAGAACGCTGGAACGACATCACAACTGTTTTAGCAGACGTGGCTAAGTGGTTTGGCGACATGTTCCAGAAAGCATGGGACGCTATCGTTAATATCTTCACGCCAATCGGCTCATGGTTCGGACAACGTTGGGCCGACGTGACTAGTGCTTTAGCTAATATTGGGGCATGGTTTACTGACATGTTCCAAAAAGCATGGACTGGGCTAACAAACATCTTTAGCAAAATAGGTTCTTGGTTCTCTCAACGCTACAATGAGTTAAAAAGCAATCTTGCTTCGATTCCTGATTGGTTCAAAGAAAAATTCCGCAATGCGTGGACAGGTTTGACAGGTATCTTCAATCCTATTGCAAGTTGGTTTGCTGGGAAGTGGAGTAATATCCAATCTGCTCTTGCTAGTATACCAGGGTGGTTTTCATCAAAATTCCGTGAGGCATATAACAATGTCAAGAATGCATTTTCGGGCATTATCGGGTTCTTTAGCGGACTTTGGGGGCAAATACGCTCAACGTTTACTCATGTTGGAACCATGGTAGGGAGTGCCATTGGCGGTGCTGTACGTAGCGTTATTAACGGGGTGCTTGGCACGGTAGAAAGCACAATCAATAGTGGTATCAGCTTACTCAATGGCGCTATTAGCGTGATTAATAAATTACCTGGTGTAAATATCGGTGGATTTAGTTACATTGGACTACCTCGACTTGCTCAAGGTGGCTTTGTTAAGGCTAACACACCACAAATTGCCATGATTGGTGACAACAAGCATTACGGTGAGATCGTTGCTCCGGAAAATAAAATGCTTGAAATGGCACGTCGTGCAGCAGAATTGTCAAATAATGGCGGTGGACCAGAAGTTCTAGCCTTACTGACACAGTTGTTGCAAGCGGTTCGTGCTCTTGATTTGACAATTGATGGTGATAAAATCACCAAGAAAATTGTAGATAAAATCAATGAAATTGCAATTAAAACAGGGGAATCCCCCCTCATGATTTAGGAGGTATGCATGAGTGAAATATCAGTAGGTGGAGTAGCTCTTGCTTCTCCAGTTGAAATCAGTATCAATAATGAGATTATCTGGTCATCTTCTACCGGTCGTAGTGCTAGTGGATTGATGACAGGTGACGTCATTGCAGAAAAACGTACATTCTCCATCAAATGGGGAATTATCACAGAAGCAGAAAGAAATCTTATCAAATCTAAATTGGTAGCCGGATTTTTTACTGCAAACATTTTAGGACAATCTATCACTGGTTACCGTGGAACTATCACAGAGACAGTAATGGGACGTCTGAGTGACGGTGTGACCTATTACAACGGCTTATCTGTATCTATTATCGAGCAGTAGGAGGGATTATGCTAGAAGTAACATCAGATTATATCAAAGCAATAGAGAACCATCTGCGTGTGTTTGAGGCTAACTTTGACTTAAACGGTAAGAGATACACAAAAACCAAAATTGCATCAGCTACTTACGATAGTTCCATCGGTAATAGTAATGATTTTACAATTGGTGGTGGATACATCAACAGCCTAGAAATTGAAATTAAAGAGATTATTGAAGGTCTGCAAGAAATGATGCCTGCAACAATGTCGGTAATGATTGCGGGTAAAGCCGTCCCACTTGGCAAGTTTTTTGTCACTGAGGTCAAGCTAGATCGTAATGATAAAAAGACCAAAATTAAGCTACAGGACGAGTTTATTAGATTATCTGGTGCTTATGATAGTCAGCTTACTTATCCAGCTTATACAAGGGATATTTTAGCCGAAATCGTGAGATTGACAGGTATCACGACAGATACTAATATCCAATTAGTAAATGATCGAGTTGCGAAGAAACTAGAAAAAACAAGTTATCGTGAGGCGTTGGTTTACTTGGCACAATTATCAGGAAGATTCGTCAGATTTAATCGTAATGGGAAGCTTGATTTTATCAAATTAAAGACGACATCGAGACATATTACTAAAGATATGTACAAACCTGGTGGATTAGAACGCGATGAGATACCTTACAGGTTGAAAGGTATTGAGTGTGAGTCTGCTGATAAGGTTGTGTATAAATCGGGATTGTCCACAGGTAATATCATGAAGTTAAAAAATCCATGGGTTACACAAGAAATTCTGGATCGTGTCTTCAATGAATACCGAGACTTTAACTTTTATCCATATACATTGTCCTGGCGTGGTGATATGGCTATAGAAGCTGGCGATTGGGTTACAGTACACTGGGATGAAAATATCTATTTTGATATTCCAATACTGTCCTACAAACTTTCGTTTGATGGTGGTTTATCTGCCCATAGTAGTGGAAATGCTGCTGGAGTTGCACAAGGTACTTATAAATATAAAGGAGCCATGCAACGTCAAATAGAGTATTTAGACGAACTTATCACTAAACAAGGTAGTATGTATCTTGATACATCAAGCCCTACTAACCCCAAAAATGGAGATATATGGTTTAAACCCAATGGTGGTTATGTTGAAATGTGGGAGCGTGTAGAAGGTTCATGGGTCAAAAAGGCAGACAGCGCTAATGTCGGAGAAATTGTCGATACGATAACCACTGATGAATTGCTAGCAAAAAAAGTCTCCGCAGCAATTGGTAATTACATTACATTAAATGCCAAAAATATAACTGCTGGAGATCTGGATTTAGCACGTTTGCGAATCATGAATGGTTTGCAAGAGATTGTTTCCGTACGTGACGGCAAAGTTGTGATGAACATTGATAAGCTCACAATAAATTCTAAAGACGTAGCAACGAAAGAAGATCTAAAAAAAATTGAACTGACTCCTGGACCTCAGGGGGAACGTGGGCAACAGGGGGTGCCTGGTATCCAAGGTTTGCGAGGCCCTAAAGGCGACCCTGGACCACAGGGAGCAATAGGTCCTAAAGGAGATCAAGGGGAGAAAGGGGAGCGTGGCTTACAAGGGCTCCAAGGTTTGCAAGGTGTCAAGGGCGACCAAGGTATCCCAGGACCTAAAGGAGCTGACGGTCGAACACAGTATACTCACGTTGCCTACGCCGATACTATCTCAGGTAGTGGATTTAGCCAGACAAACGCCGACAAGGCATATATTGGGGTGTACTTTGATTTCAACTCAACCGACAGCGTCAACCCTGCTGACTATCGCTGGACGAGATGGAAAGGTCGTGATGGCGCTGATGGGCTACCAGGTAAAGCTGGAGCAGATGGAAGAACGCCTTATGTTCACTTTGCGTATTCTGACAATGCGGATGGTTCTGGTTTGACAACGATAGATAACGGACAGCGTTATTTTGGTCATTATTCAGATTATGAGAAACCTGATAGCTCAGATAAAACTAAATACAAATGGGTTGATCGTTGGGCTAAAGTTGAGGTTGGTGGAAGAAATCTCTTTCTTAATTCACTATTCAAACGTAGTCTAAGAGAGCGATACTCAACTTACTTTTTAGATGATAGTCAGGAGCAAACACAAGGACAGCTTACCTTAAGCATAGATACTAATAGCAAATTCAGAGGAGCTAATACTTTGAAAATTGTATCTACTTATAATGGTAAAGCGACTAATCAAAAAGTTACGTTTAGAACCGGTGGAGATACACGTTTAGGCACCGTTGACGAAATGAAAAATAAATCTGTTCGGTTTAGTTTTTGGGCAAAATCTACTGTCAATAATACGAATTTTCAAGCTAGAGCAGGGTATAGAAATACTATACAAGGTGTCTCACTGACTACGGATTGGAAATTTTATGACATTGAGTTGACGAAAAAAGAAAACTCAAATGCAACTAATGAGCTGATTTTACATGTCTTCACTGCTGCTACTGTTTGGATTGCCTTTCCCAAAGTAGAGGTAGGAACAGTTTCTACAGACTTTTCAGAAGCTACCGAAGATATCCAGAAGGACATAGACTCCAAGGCTGACCAAGGACTAACTCAGGAGCAACTTAATGCTCTAGCTGAAAAAGCTCAACTTCATGACGTGGAATTAAAAGCTAAAGCGACAATGGATCAACTTAGTGATTTAGAAAAGGCCTATAATGCTTTGGTAAAATCAAATGCAGACAGCCAAAAAAAATCTGAATCTGATTTAATCGAAGCAGGCAGGAGAATTGATTTTTTAACAATAGAATTTGGTGGCTTGAAAGAGCTGAAAAAGTTCATTGATACCTATATGAGTGCTTCAAATGAGGGGCTCATCATTGGAAAGAACGATGCTAGTTCATCAATCAAAGTCAGTCATGATCGAATTTCCATGTTTTCTGCAGGTAAGGAGGTAATGTATATTTCGCAAGGTGTAATCCATATTGACAACGGGATTTTTACCGCGTCAATTCAAATTGGACGCTTTAGAACAGAACAGTATTATCTTGACAAAGATGTGAATGTTGTTCGTTATGTAGGAGGTTAAAAAGAGGAAAATGACTAAATTTATTAATTCTAGTGGCCCATTGCACTTGAATATTTATATTGAGCAAGTTAGTCAGGACATCGCTAACAACTCCTCTAAAGTTAGTTGGAGAGCTACCGTAGACCGAGATGGAGGTTACCGAACTTGGAACGCAGAAAACGGAAGTGTTTTATCTGTGTGGTTAAATGGTTCAAGTGTATATAAGAGCAATTTAAGTTTCGAGACAGAGGGACAAGAAACTACTCTCGCGTCTGGTGAAGCTACTATTCCTCACAATAGTGACGGAACAAAGACTATGTCTGTCTGGGCATCTTTTGACGCTAACAACGGAATTCATGGCAACATTACAATTTCGACGAATTATACATTCGACAAAATTCCTAGGTCTACGCAAATTTCTAGCTTAGAAGGAAATCGAAATTTAGGTTCACTTCATACCGTTATATTCAATCGAAAAGTTAACTCATTTACTCATCAAGTCTGGTATAGAGTTTTTGGAAGCGATTGGATAGACTTGGGGAAAAATCATACTACTAGCGTTTCATTTACTCCTCAGCTTGACTTGGCTCGATACCTGCCTAAAACAAGTTCGGGAGTGATGGATATATGTATTCGAACATATAATGGAACTACTCAAATAGGCAGCGACGTCTATTCGAATGGATGGTACTTTAAAATCCCAGACAGTGTAAAGCCTACCTTCACAGGTCTTTCATTAACTGACATGAATACGGTCGCAAGACGGCTTTTGAGTGGAAATGACTTTTTACAAATCATTTCAGATATCCAAGTTAACTTCAATAATCCATCTGGCGCTTATGGTTCTACTATCACAGGATATCGAGCTGAAATTGTTAATAAAAAAATGGTCGTAACTAAAAACGGTGGTAGTTTTGGTATCATGAACTTTAGTGGTTTGGCAACCATTCGAGCTTATGTTGTCGATAGTCGGGGTAAACAATCAGATACTAAAGAGATTACTATCAACGTGATTGAGTATTATGCCCCCTCCTTTAGCTTCTCCGTACTTAGAACTAGAGGAAATCCAAATACATTGCAAGTGTTAAGAAATGCTCGAATAGCCCCTATAATGCAGTCAGGAAAGCAAAGGAATGTAATGTCCTTAACTTTCAAAGTTGCTCAGATAGGTAATGAGAACTTCACGGATGATAATGGTAGTGCATCTGGTAATTTTACAAGTGTTCATACATTGACTAATTCAGCTGCTAACATGGCGGGGAATTATCCATCGAATAAATCCTTTGTGATTATTGGTAAGCTTGAGGACAAGTTTACAAACGTTGAATTTTCTACAACAGTAGCAACTGAAAGCGTAGTAATGTCCTATGATAAGAACGGACGTGTAGGCATCGGTAAGGTTGCAGAATTTGGGAAACCAGGCTCATTAGATGTTCTAGGCGATATCTACTCGAATAACAAGCCAATTCAGCAGTATCAGCTGACCTCTAATAATGGAGGTCTAGGTAGAGGTAGTGCTCAATGGGATGATGTTTGGAACAAGCAAGCTACAGAATTTGGTTGGAGGTCTGGCAAATACGATGACAACCCAACAGGAAAAAACGGTGAGTGGGGTCTGTATCAAAATTTTTGGCTTGATAGCTGGAAAGGCGTCCAATTTTTCACCTCAATAGGGACAGGGCGTGTATTTGTTAGAACCTATAACAATGCCAATAAATGGTCTCCAACGCAATGGAAAGAGATTGCTACCAAAGATGACATTCAGAGCCCACCTTGGCAAAATGCCGTTTTACAAAATGGATGGAACCATCATCCTGAGTATGAAAAAGTGCAGTTTTCAAAAACGTTCGACGGGATTGTGTATTTAAAAGGGACGTGTAAAGGCGGAAAGACTACCCGTGAGTCAATTATCTTTACTTTGCCTGAAAATTTCAGACCATCCACAACGCTATTCAAAACCGCTTTAAACAATGACTATGGCCCTGCCGTTGTCGGGATTTATCCAGGAGGTAACGTAGTCGTCAAGGGGAACGTTGACGCTACATGGCTCAACTTTGACAACGTATCTTTCAAAATTTAAGGAGGAACTATGAAACTAGAATACGGGACAAAGTCCTTGGAATATGACGGCAGCGGAACAGCAACCGCTACAAAGATCACACTTGTCAATGCAGACGGTGCTATCGTACCTATCATGCTACCAGCTGATAAAATCAGCCTATCAAATAGCGAGCTTTTTGAGTTAGCTCTGGAGGCTCTTTATCAAGAGAATTTCCCAAACCGAGCAGAGAATGAAAAATTTAACCAGGTGAATGAGCAAATTCAGAAAAACCAAGAGAGCGTGACAAAGGTAGAACAGGCTGCAACTGAGAACAAGCAATATCTCAATGCCATTTCAGAAATTACCGAAATTCTAACAGCTCTTGCTATTAGTCAAAACGGTGGAATGCCTACTCATGCTTACAACAAGGTTGCTGGGTTCATCAAGCCACTTGTCAAGAGTACACGCTACTCAAACGGAGACATCATCTCAGGCGCTTATCCGTTTGATACCAATCCAAAGTGGCCAAAAGGTACACTGACTATCTTCAAGTTTCAAATGCAGGCAACAGAGGGCTATACTTACAAGGATCAAGGGCTCTCTGATATGCTTCAGCAAGGTGTGCTGACTGTTGTCATGCCTAGAATCGATTAAGGAGGTGTATATGCAAATAGAATTTTTCAATTTTTTTCGAAGTGTTGTTCAGACTGAAGATGGTCTGGTCTTGTACGCCCTGGCATTGATTGTCTCAATGGAAATCATTGATTTTGTGACAGGAACGATTGCTGCTATTGCCAATCCTGACATCGAGTATAAAAGCAAAATCGGCATCAATGGGCTACTTCGTAAAGTTTTAGGGGTTCTCTTACTGATGATCCTCATTCCGATGTCCGTGCTTTTACCTGAAAAAACAGGCTTCGCATTCTTGTACTCGATCTATCTCGGGTACATCGCATTTACTTTTCAATCTCTAATTGAAAATTACCGCAAATTAAAAGGAAATGTCACTCTTTTTCAGCCAATTGTAAAAGTATTTCAGCGATTACTTGAAAAAGACGAAGATAAAAATAAAGGAGAATAAACATGATTAACTGGAAAGTACGATTTAATTTAAAAAATAAAACATTCTTATTGCGAGTGGCATTCGCACTAGCTTTGCCAATTCTCGCATATTTCAATCTTAAACTGGAGGACTTGGTCAGTTGGGGAGTCATTTTAGACTTGCTTGGCAAATTCTTTGCGAACCCTTATCTTGTGGGGTTGACAATTGTAAATATCCTAAATATCATTCCAGACCCAACAACATCAGGAATCTCTGATAGTAAAAGAGCATTGGAATACTCAGAACCAAGTGAGGATTAGGAGAAAATTAATGAAGAAAAACGACTTATTCATCGATGTATCTAGTCACAATGGATACGATATTACAGGTATTCTGGCTGATATGGGCACACAAAATACAATCATAAAGGTTTCAGAGAGTACAAACTACCTAAACCCTTGCCTGTCTGCTCAAGTTGAGCAATCAAATCCTGTTGGATTCTATCACTTCGCACGCTTTGGCGGAGACATCGAAGAAGCCGAAAGAGAAGCGCAGTTTTTCCTTGACAACGTGCCTATGCAGGTTAAATACCTTGTATTGGACTACGAGGACGACCCAAGCGGAGACGCACAAGCTAACACTAACGCCTGCTTGCGCTTTATGCAGATGATTGCAGACGCTGGGTATAAACCTATTTATTATAGTTATAAACCTTTTACGCTGGATAATGTGGACTATCATCAGATTCTTGCACAATTCCCTAATTCTCTATGGATTGCGGGGTATGGCTTAAACGATGGTACAGCTAACTTTGAATACTTCCCAAGTATGGACGGGATAAGATGGTGGCAATACTCTTCAAATCCGTACGACAAGAACATTGTTTTACTAGATGATGAAGAAGCTAAGCCTAAATGGAAAAGAAATGATACTGGATGGTGGTATGAATACCCAGACGGATCTTACCCAAAAGAAGAATGGGAAAAGATTGATGGTACCTGGTATTACTTCAACGAGAGAGGTTATTCAATAGCTTCTCGCTGGTTGAAGGATGATGGAAAATGGTACTACCTCAAAGAAAACGGCGCAATGGCCGTTGGTTGGGTTCTTGTGAATGGTAAATGGTACTATCTTGATGCTTCAGGAGCAATGGTCACTGGCTGGGTTCAATACAAGGACAAACTATACCATCTCAAAGAAGAGAACGGCGAAATGTCCTCAAAAGAACTTGTTAAAGTTGAAGGTGGATGGTACTACGTCAACGAAGATGGCAGTCGTTCAGATAAACCGGCGCTTGATGTATTACCTGATGGACTAATTGTTACTACAAAATAAAGAAAGGAGAATTTTCTTCTTAACGACCCGCAAGCTCAGGTTTGCGGGCTTTTTTTGTTTGCTCTGAAAAGGGGCAAAAAAGGGGCAAAAATGCTGTAAAATGTCGTTAGTCCACGGAAGAATCTTGTATATGATTATTATTTTTACTTGATTTTAGTGTATATTGTAAATGATTGTATCGTAGCGTATCTTCATAAGTTGTTGTGTGCTCTTTTTTCGTGCTTTTTTCGAATAAATAAGATAAAATAGCCTAGAA